CATCTAATGAATTGTCATTTGAAACAAAGTATATGTATGGTTCTTCGCCTTTTCGATAATTATCCCAAAGTTTTCTGAAAATTTTATCATCGAATCCGATCAATTTCATGAACATATCAAATCCACCATATAGTTGAAGTGAAATTGATAATGCACGATAAGTTTGTAAAACTGAAAAAGGTATGTTGGTTGTCTTGTTCTTACTAGGTACGCAGAACTTAGTGACATACCAATTCAAATCTTGTACAGGTTGGTTACCTGGAAATAACCATTTATAACCCATGCAAGAGACCCTCTCATCCCAATTTTGAGTTGCTACTTTATCGGGGTTCGTAATGAAACCGAGTCGTTTGTCTATTTCTAGCTTAAATTCATAAGTCAATAAATCATTCTCAACGAAATTTGAATCATCACCAGTACACGAGTAATAACGTTCAGAATCGAATTCTCCTTTTGTAGCAGTGAGAAAGGCAAGATCAGCAGCTAAACCATTGAAAAAAGTATCAAGTAAGGCTGTAAGTAACGAACCTGAAGCAACACCTTTTGTCGTAAGTTTAACACGATTATGCTCATTAATAAAAGGGGTGTATATATGATAAACCATTAGAGATAGCAGACCATCAGACTGAACTTTTGAGTAACGACCAACTGACAGTATTATGCAAAAGAAAAGACAAAAGAAAAAGTATTCAATAGATGAATCAAATCTCGATTTATCTTCCGTCCTAATAATTCTTTTGTTAAGTCTTAACTTAGCAATTACAAAATTAGAAATATCCAATTTGCTTTTACCAATTGATGTAAACATCTTTTCTTTAGTATTAATGTTAATCCATCTTAAAAGATTTCTAAAATAAACAGCTTCGATTATATTAACTACAAACGGAAAACCAAAAACTGGTCTTATTTTTACAACAGTGTCTTTAAAATCATCGGAAAGTTTGGTAACATAACGATGAAAAATAATGCAAGGAAATTTCCAAAGAAAAGTGTAATCTTTTGAATTTAAGAAGAAAAGTTTAAAAGCGTCATACGCAACATAGATATTTTTTAATTCGCCTTTTTTCCCACCAAGAGGATAACCGGCTGATGTAGTTTTTTGAAATGAGTCAACAGCATCATTAAAAGATATTGTATTAAGATTGTTAGCATCTAGCATACCCAAGCGTCTAGCCATCCTAATACCAGCAAGGATAAAATAATCAAGGTTGATGCCTTTTAGGCGTCTTCTCTTTTGCGTATAAAAAGACAGTTGTTTTCGATCCTGAAGCCTTATTTGATCCGGCGTAACAGAATTGTTAATAACAATTTTAGTTCCAAGTTTTCTACTAATTATATCCACAAAAGGTTCGAAAAACGTAGGATGATTAAAGTTATTGTTAAGCTGCTTTATTTTATCCGAAGTAATTACTCCTAAATCCTCTGGATGAGGAACGCCAAAGAAGTATCGAACGGAACGGTAAAAGTTCTGTTTGATACGACCATGTAAAACGACCTCTTGAGGAGTCAGGTGCTT